TAACGGTAGTGTTATTTGACCTATCAAGTCATTTGGATTTTTGGGACTAGTAAGATATATTCCTATATCAGTATATATCTTTTGATCTTGTGGGTTGTTAAAGTTACTCTTAATATACTGCAAGTCACCACGTTTTATAATTGTAAAATCACTCTTTGCGTTTTCTTGTGTGGGACCTGGTACATGAAACATTCTTCTTCTTGTAAATCTTGTTTTGTAATCTACGCCAGTAAAGTTTGCTCTACGTTGTAATCTATATGTACTAAAAATTTTCTTTGTTAATATACTTAATTCACCCAATCCGCATATTCTACGCAATGGGGTCATATCAAAAATCATATAGCCTTCTTCAATAAGTTCTGCAGGATCAACTGTTACAGTTTTTACCAAAAAGTTTGGATCATTTTCCTTAATAAGGTAAAGTGTAATAGGATCATAGACTCCGTCTTGTTCTGGATTAAGACTTACATTTTTAAAAAATCTTTTGCCAGTCATTCTATACAGCGTGTCTTGATTAAAGTTAACTTCCATTTTCCAGTTGTTAACATACATAATAACATTTACATCTGCTTTTTCTTTCATGTTATCAGGAACCATACTGAGTCTATCCTCAGCCGCTTTGATTCTAAGCACAGCAGATTTTGCTACAAGTTTTAGTTCTTGATTAACTTCTACGACAGCAAATTTTTTAGGATCAACTACACCCATAAGCATTTTACGGGCATCATCACTATCAGTAACAATAAAGTTATGTTTGATGAAATCCTTTTCGCGGTTAGTAACTGTAACTACATCACCGGTATCCTGCTCGTAGTAAACACACCACTTGGGTGGCGGTTTATCTCTCTTGTAGTCTTGTAATAAGTTTAGATCTGAAGACATCTATCACTTCATCTGTTAAAAATGTTTCATCGCTATAATGAATAATTCCACTGCTAATGATACTGTTCTCGATTTGTATTTTCTGATTATCGGTTACCCAATAATTCAACATATCTGTCCAGTTTCTTGGCACTTCTTCTAAACTTGGAAATGCACCATGTGACAGACTGTGTAGATCATAATGATTGTTTAGATAAACTCCAACTTCATCATGCATATCCATAAAATGTGTTGTAATGTTTCCAAGTATATTTTTTTCAAAATCTTCTGGCTTTCTGTCTGTAAATGTGTTAGTGTACACATCTCTCCAATGTTGAAAAACTGGATCAGCCATTTTAAACCATTGCATTGCTTCCTGGCTTTCTTTATGAAAGTAAATCATATTGTAGTAGAGTCTTGGAAGTTGATATTGTAATTCAAATGTATGTCTAAAATCTGGTGGAACATGAAAGTTTCTATAGCTTAATGCATTCTTAGGAAAACTAATGGTTTTGTTTACACTCATTATGTCCCAAAGGTTAGTGGTATCTACATTAACAAAAAGTGTATCATAGTCTACATAAATTGTTTCTTTGTAAGGTGTACAATGAAATACTTGCCACAGGTTCATGCCATGAAACCCGTCTTTGTGAGCACTGTTACCATAAGGCAATTCGATCATATAATCAAACACATGCTCATAATATGAAGGTACTGTACCACTTTGTCCTTTGTCTACAACAAGAGTAATACTAGCATTTGGATCACAGTTTAAAATACTACATGCAAGTGCATAACAGTATCTAACATTATCTTCGCCTGTGTTAATACCAAGTGTTATGTATCCTCTACTAGGAGCTTCGTCTGCTATTTCTTGTTGTGTTAGTTCTTCGTTAGACATTTGTAGCCTCATTTGCAAACTTCATTAGATCATCATAATGTCTGTCCAATGAACGCTTGTTCATAATATGTAGATTTTGATCTGTGTATCTACACAGTACATTCTTCCATTGTTCTTTTCTATTGTGCTTTAGAAATACCACATCTTTATAGCCGTTAATTTTTGCAATGTCATCTTTTTGATCCATGTTTAACAATGGCTGTCCTAGAAAGTCATGCACAAAGTCATCATTGTTTAGTCCATTCATTAAGTGTACTGCAATACTAACACAAAAATCTGTTCTAAACAAGAGTCTTGGAAACTGATATAATAAACTGTAGTATTCCCAATTATCTTTAACATGACTCCAGATATCAAAAAACAATTTGGATTCTTCACTTTGGTCGAAATACACAATAGTACTCCACCAATGGTTGATGCCAGCATTGTTGAGTGTAATCTCATTTACATATGGGATATCGTGTCCAACATAAGTTGCATACCTATGTAGTGCTACCGCTTCATCTGTATCAAAAATATAATTGTAAAAATCATTACATATTAGATAATCTGTATCGATCAACAATGTTTTTTCATACGGAGTAAGTGTGTAAACATCATGTTTTGTATTGTTGTAAAAAGGCGCATTAAACTCAGTCCAAGGACTGTCCATGTGCCGACGCATATTTCGTTTGTTTGCAACGCCACCATTTTCAACAATCATCTTATCGAAGGTTGCGTCTAGCAATTCTTTACTATGCGTTTCTTCCATCCATCCTTTAGTACCATCATCTACGATGATACTCACTGGAAGTTTAAGTTGCTTTTTAGCGTATGTTGCCGCTACTATAGCAAATCTTGTATAATCTAGCTGGTCGTTATTATAACAGAATAAAACAACGCCGTTACCTTGCTTGTCTTCCATCAATCACCAATCCATCAAACTCTTGATGTTCCTTGCTTTTTTAATTTTTTCAGCTTGTACTTTATAAGCATTACTTGCCTCTGTGTAAGCACTAACTAAAGTTTCTAAAAATTCCTCAAGGTCTTCAATGTGTATTGGATTTTCTTTTGTGTCAACAATAATTGCATCTTCTTTGTCGAGATCAATTAATGTCTTAACAAAAGCGATAGTTGTTGGATTAGCTTGAAACACACCCTTTGCATAGTGTACTGTTTGTAAAACCAATGTACGCTGTTTCAGTGTGCGTTTTTGATTACCTAAAGTAATTCTGTAATTTGCAAACTCTAAAGCCTTTTCGAGTCTCTCGTCCATAGTGAGTTTCTCCTATAATTATATACTACTATAACTTATTTATGTGAGGTTTGTCAACAGTTTTTTAGCTATCATCTGAGCTTGTAAAATCGTTGACTATTGCGAATGTAGGAGCAGGAGTTACATCAAAGCTAGTTGTACCCACAGTTAATGTATCTGGCATCAAATAACTAATTGTTGGTGTTATGCTACCGTCAATTACGTTAGCATGTGTAGTATCATCTAATATCATTTTAAATTGAACTCCTGCACCATTGTTAATATACTTGCCATATAACTTAAATTGTAGACTTTGGTATGTACTGTATGCACTGTATGAACTTACATAAATGCCACTGTATCCATATCCGTAGCCATAACCATATCCGTACCCATATCCAGAACCGCCACCTCTTATAGCAGGGTCAGTCCAAGTTGGATAATTACCTTCACCTGTAATGTAACCGTAACCATAGCCATATGTGCTACCATATGTTCCAACTTTTCTACCTATTGTAACACCACTTGACGTAAAGAGCAAGCCTTCATTTGTGTTTGGTCCATCGCTACCGTCACCGTATTTGTCTGTTAAATCATAAAATCCTTTACCTTCGCTAGTACCACTTGTAATAGCCGCACTCTGCGTAACAGTATCCCAATTAAAGTTTAACACACCCATTTCATTGATAACATCACTCCAGTTATAGTATCCTGCTGTACTACCGCCTGTCATATTTAAACTAAGTCTAAGTTGACCACCACCATTAAAAAAGTATCTAGCTTTGTTATAACTAGCCCAATCAAATTTGTGTTCACCTATAAGTCTATAGTCCCAAGTTGATGTTCTGCCATACCCTGCACTGTTAGCAACAAACGCACTTGCATTTGTAGGATCTACAGTTGTATGAGTATTGTTTGTAAGTACGTTTGCAAACTTGCTACGAATTAAATTTAAATCTTCTGCTCTAATTGGTGTTTGAGCAGATATTGTTGTTCTATTAGCAGGCACTGCAAACACCAATACGTTATCAGTAAGTGTTGTGTGGTCAATACTAATATTTGTTCTGGTTACTAATTCTTGAAGTCTTTCGGCTGTTATTAACACACCTTTTGCAACTGCATCGTCTACATTAATGGCACCCCAGCCAAATTTGTGTGTGTTTACACGATTAGGATCAGTAACTACCGCAGTCGAGTACTTGTCTCCAAACACTTTGTTTACGTCTACTGCTACAAGATTGTAGTCAGTGTTGGTTACTAGATCACCTATAGCCTGAGCCATTTACTTTGCTCCCACTACTACTTCTATTGTACCTTTGCCAGCTGTGGTTTTGTCTTCCAAAGCCCTGCCAATAACTTGTCTCCAAGTGTGATATTCCGGATTCTCTACTCTCGCATGTCCTGGAACTTTACTGCTTACTAGCCTGTCGCCTTTAGAAATTTCTCCAATTACTTTACACGGAACTCTACCTGCTAGTGCTACAAAAGGATGTGTTGCATCTGTGCCTGCACCTGCATTCATTTCAAATCCTGGTGCACTACTTACTATTCCAAACACAGCATCTTCGCCATTTTCAGTTGTTTGTGTAATTTCGTGTGTACCGCCAAGTTTTACTACTGTACCTGCTGTATATTTTTTATCTGCCGCATAACGTTCTGCAAGGTCAGCATACTCTGCACTGGTAGCTAATCCTCTAAACTTATAGTTTGTGGTATTGTTCATTGTTGTACCAGCCGCTATAGTTGGAAACTGTGTGCTTAGTAGTGTAACACCATCTTCTAGTTTTTCATCTGCATGAGGTGTCCAAGCTGTAGTATCGTCTGTCATAATCGTTACAATGTTGCCATCTACAATATGTTCGATTGTCTTGTGGTAATTACCAAGTGTGTCTTTTCTATTTCTAAATTCAATCTTTGTTGTACCTGAACCAGATAGCAATACGCTCCATACACCGTTATCGTATACTTTCATCTGACTATTTGCGGTATCGTACCAAAGTTGGCCTTCTGTTGGATTTGTTGGAGCACTGCTATTAGCAAAATTTTCTAATAGATGCAACATATTTTCGTTTAATATTTCTCCAAAGCGAGTATAGTTTTTGCCGATCAATCCAATACTAGTACTGGTATCTATTGTTCCGTCATTTACAACTATTGCTGTCTTACTGCTTTGACTATAATCTATTGTGTATGGCATGTCTTTTCCTTATTATAAGTCTGCAAAACTTGATCTAATTCTTAGTGTATAAATTACTTGTATTTTTCTGTTGGCACTTTTTTGTACTGGATGAAAAATTACGTGGGTTAACAAATCGTTGTTACCTGAGTAAACTGCTAGTTCATCAAACACATATGTTCCGTTCATATTAGTAGCAGTGTCTGTTAAGTCTTCTCCTGCTACACCTGCAAAATCAAGTGTACAAGTAATAACAACATCACTGTATGTGTTTGGCGCAGTGTGGGCTACTTCTGTTCCGTTATCGGCACTTCCGCTTACTGCTTCATCAACCGTTTGGCTGAAAGTTTGATTATACAAAGCACCGCTAGCACTATTAGTGTTAGTTGCTTTATAAGTTACTGTGCCTAATCCGTCAATGGTTGTTCCACCATTACCAAATCTCATTGTGGCTACACTATGAGTTCCTGTATTGCCTGCCTCATTGGCAAGTAAACTTGCAATAGCAATACTCATATTTTCAAAATTAATTGCGTTGCGTCTACGAACCAATACTTCTCCTGATTCAGGATCCCATATTTTGATATGTCCTTCAATGCCAATTAATGATGTATCGTTGATCTTGTCTAAACTCATTGCTCTTTCCATTTAATGTATTTATATCGTTCCTTTGCCTGCATTTCTAATGAATCTGTGTTCAGGCGTTTGTGGGACCGAAACATGTTCAGTTAAGCTCATCCCACTATCATTATAAGCTAATCTAAGTCCATTTCCGTAATGTGAGAACTTATCTGTGGTAGGTATTCTGGTTCTTGGACCACTGTTTACTACTTCAGCACCACTTAAATGCTCTTGTACGCTTGTACCTAGTGTACCTCTTGTACAGAACAGTAAGTCGTTACCGTCTATAGCTTCGTATGTAATTCTTTCATTGCCAATGTAAATTACACCAGGTTGTCCTGATGTAACACTTGGATCATCTAATACTGTAGCATCTACAACTGGAATTGTAGTGCTTGTTGGTGTAATGTCAGATGTTATTGTTGTTTTTTGTGTATCTACAATCACATTGCTTATTTGTATGTTTTGTGGCTGATACTGCGTCATTCTAAATGATCTTGTATGCCCACTGTCTAATGTAGCATTTAACATTGTTTGTACTTTAATGCTAATATTTTCTGTAAAGTCTGTAGCCATAAGCTCTTCGCCAAATCCTTCACAAGCAGGTTGTACAAAAACATTACCATTGTAATCATATTCTAAATCTGCTTGTTGTGTAGTGAATAAACTGTAGTCTACACTGGCTCCAAATATTGTATCAAACTCACCGCCATCTAGTACTAAATCACATGCCCAATCTCTGGTGCTATGATCTTCGTATTTCATAGTAATAACCGCTTGACGATCTTGTTCATCAATTTGTATATTAGTCGACTCACCGTGTGTATTACTTTCTATACTGCTCAATAGCTTAGTATGGAAAGGTTTAATATCATTAATGAATTGTTCTATAGTATCTATACTGTATTCTTGATATTGCGGTTTGTTAATTAACAACGGTCTTTTTACTCCTAGACTTGCATAAGTTGTCTTAAATGCAAAGTCGTCTGCTGTATTTTGTAGTATCGATGTAAACAGTAACTTGAACCACATTTGGTTGTATTTGACATGATGTCTGTTAATGAAAATTTCTGTTCTCAAAAGATCCATCAATCTACTTATAGCATTATCACTACATGCATCAAACGGAGTAACATCAAATCCTATAGCGTCAAATCCGTGTCCAAATTTTGCTTGGTTCCACATCTCTTCACTAAGTTGTACTGTGGCTTTTTCTTTGTATACTAATTTGTCAGCACCATTAGTATATAGATACATTTCACTTCTGTCAATATCTGATCCTGGACTTGTACTCTTAATCAGTACATATGTACCATCATCAGTTGGTTCGCCTGCATCAATATAATCTTGTTTGGTGTTGTATACCAAATCAGCTACTGTGTTAGGATTAAATCTAAATGTAACATTGTTGTCAGTATCTCTTTCAACAAGATTCCAATCAACAAGGTTTACATAATCATTTATTCTATAAGTTACTGTTCCTTCTACAAAAGTGCTAGTAAATGCATTTTCCCAATTATTAATTTCGTCAATAACATTTACTTCACTTAACAAAGAGTTTACAGCATAAACAAAGTTTTGTCTAGCTTCTTTTAAATCTCTAAACAAACTTTGTCTTGGTCTGACCTGATGTCCAAATCTGCCGTATTTGTGCAATTTTAAATCTGGTACAGGTTGTCCTCTCCAAATACTAATATCATCAGCTTGTGTGCCTTCAATGAAGTTATAGTCATATACTCTACTCCAATTACTCATATCTGTATCTGTGCTAGGTTGTTCATTACCATTGTTTGAAATCAAACTAATATAATAATTTGCACCTTCTTTTACTACTGCGTCTTTTGCATATACTGTAGTAGGGCTCCATGTAGAGTAAGTTGTATCAAATGTGTTTCTGTTAAATCCTGCTAAACTATCTCTAACTTTGATATGCAAATATTCAGGGATGGTGCAGTTAGGATCATTTTCACTAATCATATACCAGTCTTGTTGTGCAGATGCATTTGACGGAATCTTTTGATTCAACTGACATACTGTACTATCTACTACAAATGGTTGGATATTTTCTAATAGCAATGCATTAGGACCAGTTTGTGCGGCCCAGCTAATATTAAAACTATTTGGGTTTGCTAATATCAACGACATCTGTAATGTGTTGTAATTTTTATTAGGCGCACTGTTGATTCTATTTTTAACCCAGAAGTAATAAACAACTTCAGTCTTCTTAAGTCTGTCATTGTAATAAGATTCTTCTGTCCAGTTATAAACTTGTTGTCCGTTAATTATTACGCTGTATGCTTCACCACTAGCTTCTCTGCCATCAATTATTGTTTTTCGAATAACTTCAGTTTCCCATTCTTCAGGTAATACTGGACTTGCTGTCCATTCATATATGTCAATAGTTGACCCATCAAATAAACGACCCCAGTTGTTTTGCTGGTAATCAATTGTGCTTTGTTCGTAATCTAAATAAACTGCGGTGCTGATATCCCACCAAATTTTACCTAAGTAATTTCTACCCCATGCATTTATATTTTCTACTTCACCATCTAGTGTATTGTAGTTGTAATTTGCAATATCGTTTGTTACTTTATAATCAATCTCTTTGTCTATAAAGCCAAATATAATTCCTTTTGCTGGATCATAAATTTCCAAGTGCTTGAGTGTTTCTTGCTTTTCAGCATCATACAATGTAATGCTTTCCATCATATCGTTTCGTGCTTGTCTGATGCTGTCTCTAACTTTAGTCCAGCTACCAATATGTCCGTTAGCATCACTCCATGTGCCTGTCCATTTATATACCGCACTCTTTTCTGTACCATCATTGTCTACAAAAGCATATATAGGTGCATTGCTTTGTGTTTGTCTTACACCAGCAAAATTATATTTGAATACATTATTAATTTTTGTTTGTCTGCTAGCTTCTAACTCAGTAAATGTACCAAATCTCATTTGTCTCAACGGATAGATGTTACCTGCACTGCCTTCTTCATCAATATACTCATCAATATAAATTCTAGTACTACTGTTACCGTCTACCCTTGTTACTTGATGTATACCATCTAAACTAGGTTTGCTGTTACTACCTCTAATAAGAATGTAGTCGCCAACTTGTAGGTTATGTGCTTGCACATCACCACTTTGTCTTACGATATCTATTTGTGCTTCGTCAGAACTTTGATTACCTACACATATGTTGTCAGTATACATACCAAAGTCCATGCTTTGATAAACTTGATATCCTAGGTTGTAGTTGCCAAACTCGCTGTTATCTGCTACCCATATATTGAAAATGTTTGGATCATTAGCATCTTCAATAAACACAGGATTACCGTTGTTGTCAACCAATGCACTGAATATGTTAGCTGTAACTCCTCTAGTTGCATTGTATGTTTGTGCAGTCAATCCTATTGAGCTATTTGCAGTTCCGCTACCAATTGTTAATATTGAATTTGTACTTGTTAATCTAAATTCATTGTTGCTGATGCTAGCTGTAACTCCAGTTATGTTTGCGGCATTAAACTGCTCAACCATATCTGATAGACTAACACTAACACTGCTGGTAGTTGTTGTAGTACTTGCCGGAATAACACCAGATGGTAAACCAATCACAGCATTTGCTGTGCCAGCACCAATAAACAAACTGCTCAATGTACAGTTAATTTGTAACAAGTTATTATTGTTTGCACCTCTTTGTGCAGTGATACCACTGATGCTTGCTTGGTTAATTTGATCTATTACTTGTTGTAAAGTTAAATTTGGATTTACTGTGTTACTAGATCCAAGAGCAGATATTGTTTCTTGTCCTGAACTAAAGCCTACAGCGGCATTCATTGTACCAACACTGATTGTCATACTAAAAATAGTTGAGGGCGTATTAGTAGTTTTAGTTATTTTTAGTCTATTAGCATCAATACTTGCACTTACATTACTAATACCAGCATTGTTAACTTTTTGTACTATATCAGCTAGTGCATATGTTTGAAATGTTGTTCCAGCTTGTGTTGAAACTATTGTTGTTGTTAAAAATGTAACTGTGGCATTAGCTTGTAGATATGTTGCAATATCGCTTGTATATGCTCCATTATTAAGTGCAATTTGGCTAGCTGTAATATCACTAGTAGATACTATCTGTGAACCATTGCCTACGTTAGTACCAGTATAGTTTGTGTTTCTAATATTGTTAATAACTATACAGTCTTGATCTAATAAGAATTGTGCGGCTTGTTGTGTAGAATCATTTAGTTGTATTTGTTGTAGCAAATGCGGTATATTCAATCCTGCACTGTTTGTGTAGTACGTTCCTATCCATGTTGCCCATGCCGCCGCACTATTAGCCGCAATGTATGCCGCTCTAAGACCTTCTATTCTTGCAATTCTTGTTGAAGCTGTTGAACTAATTGTGCTTGTGTTAGACACCCAACTAGAATTAAATGCATTTTCATATGCTACCTGTGCAGTTATATTTGAGCTTGTTGGTACTAGGTCATCAAATTGTACAGTTGTACCATCAATAATAAGTGTTGCTGTTGAGCCTCCATTGATAGTTGGATTTACAGTTGAACCGATCTTATCAATGTCAGCAAACGTAGTAGTTGTAACCGCATTAGTAAATGTAATTGTGTTATTCAATGCGGCTGTCTGTCCAAGTATTACAGTTGTCCCGTCTTGAACTAGATTGCTACTGGCTATATTTTGTGTACCAGTTACTGCAATACTATTTGTGGTTGTACTTGTTGCACTTTTACTAAATGTAATTGTGTTGCCATCTACTATTAATGTTTGTCCACTGCTAGGTACAGTTGGTAGCTGAATGTTACCATGTATTTCAATTGGATTTTGTGCAGTTGTTAATCCACTGCTTCCATCTTCGTCTAACATTGTCCAAGTTCTGCCTTTGTGCAATACTTTTTCGTTGAACTTGTAACTTCTTCTTGTATCAAAGTTTTCGATATCTTGCCAATCGCCTTCGTGATTGTATGCACTTCTAACTTCAGTTGGAAATTGTGTAAAGTCTTCTTTGCTTAATACTCTGTAATCTGCTTCACTTAACAACGGCAATCCAGCAGTGATTAAATCATCTTTAAACATAGGATCACTTGTGTTCTTGTATGTTTGTTCATCTCTTGTAAAGAAATTATTACCTAAGTTATCATAAACTAGTAACGGACTTGTCTTGTCAATATCTATTACAATATCGCTGAGTACGTCATATTTTGTAGTGTTATAAAACCTAACAGGCTGTGGACTAGTTTCTAGTAAATCTGGAGTAATTTGAAATTCTAGTGTTTCTCTGTTTCGAGTATCGCCGTAGTCTGCCATTCTAACAGCCCACTTTTCTAATAGCTCTGCACTAGCTATGCCATCGTATAAACCTTTGTTACGCATAAATGCTTGTAGAGCATGTGCGGTACTTTTGTACTTGTAACTTCCTTTAACAAATTCAAATACGCTGTCATCGTCCATATCTAATGTTTCAGCCCAACTTGGTTTATTATAGCCAGTATTAAATCTAGCTACATCGCTGAGTTGTTTATTAGCTAGTGTATTGGTCCTGCCTAAATATTGATCTACTTCTTTTGCTGTAGTATCAAAGTTTGGTAAGATAGAATCATTATTAACAATATAACCTGGTGAGTAAAGTTTACCATTCCAGTCTTTAGTTCTTGAGCCTCTCCAAATAATTCTATCATGACTTTGTCCAATAGTAAGATTTGAGATAGTGTCATCGAAGTTTGTAATATTATCAAAAACAAATATGTGTTCTAGCTGAACTTTGTATAGTCTAATACCATATAGCAGTGTGTCATCATCTTTAACTCGAAAAGTAGTTTCTGAGTCTGTCTCCATACTTTTTCTATCAATAATGAATTTGTTACTTTGTAGTTGATTACCGCTGGCATCAATTAAATTATAAACACCATCATAGCGTTTGTCTATGTTGTCAAAATATCCATCTAATCCATCTGCTACTACAACTTTGTTTGGATCAGGAATAAGATTTAGTGTTATTGTTGTGTCACTAGCGGCCCAGTTTACAAAACTAGCACCTGAACTTCTCCATTGCTGATTAAATCCTAAGCCATTGAGATAGTGTCCATATCCTTGTATAAAGTCATACACTTCTTGTATTGTTCTCAGTTCAGTATTATAATCCAATATGCTTATCATAGGTTCATATGATTTGTATCTCACAACTCTAATATTTTCAGCACCATCTATATTAACTGTTATAGGATCAGTTGCTGTATTAGGTTTGTTGTAGCTAAAGTATGCTAAACTATTATCATAGCCGTTAATTTTATAACCGTTGTCTGTTTTATCAATTTTAATACCGCCATAAAAATATTCAATGTCTGGTTTGTTGGTGTAAAGCAATGTAGTAACATTTTCTTCAGGAACAAAAACTCTTCCTTTGTCCTGACTGCTTTCTAATATAAAGTTATTATTTCTGTTAACAAAGCCACTAGCTTTGATAACGTTTTGGAAAGTTATGTTTTCTAATCTGTTTCTCAGCGTATCAGCGCCTGTGCCATAAACATTGGCAAATTCTACAATACTATTACTCAGCCCGTTATAATAACGTGTAGCGTTTTCAACTAGTATTGGGTCTAAGATAGCATTTCCAGTAACTTCTAAATTAGGTCTATTGTAATATTGACTACCTTGATTTGTAACTCTAGCTCCGACTATAGCTCCGTTTTCTACTATTGCTTCAACAGTGCCGTCGATACCAAAGTTATCATTAACTTTTACAGTTGGTGCAGTTGTGTATCCGCTTCCGCCATTTTTAACAACAACACTTTCAATTATTTTACCTAGTATACTGGCGCCAGTTAATTTTGTATCTTTCCAGCTTACAAGTTTAAGAGCAATAGAATCTATGTCTTGTGGATGGTCATACCCGCTTACGCTTTTTACTGTTCTTCTCAGTGTTCTAAAATAGTTGTTAAGAACAACCAATGGTCTTGTTCTCATAATAGCAATTATGTTTGCAATTTTACCTTCGCTGGTTCTGCGCCATTCAGCTTCTACAGGACCCCAATCTCCAAATACAAAGTCTTGTGTTCTTTCTGCCGCACCTGGACTAGGAACAACACTTGCTGTAACAGGATCATTCAATACACCCAGTAGTGTTACAAGAGTTTGTCCTTGCCAGTCATAGTTTTTGAGAGCATAGTTGATATCAAATACATCTGCTGTACCTGGATCGCTTATTTTTCCAAACTCAAGTGCTAGTAAAAGTGCTTGACGTTTTACTGCATCAGTCCAACTATAATATGTGTCCCACCATGCAGGCTCTTTGTTAAATCCTAGCATCTCCCAAGGATGGGTATGTGGTCTATCTGTATTGAAGTAGTAAATGTATAGTCCTCTCCAGCCACCAATGCCAGGACCTACACTGCTATAGTTCCAAGTAAATTTATCAACGCCATCATAATATGTTGTACTATTGAGTTCTGTAATATTGTTTTTGATTTTGTACTTGTTAAATTCACTTCTAATTGTATTTTGATATTCTCTCCAAGTATACACTGCTGGTCTGTGTGCATTTATAACATGTGCATTTAAATTTTGTGTTTGATCTAACGCACTACCTAGGTTATTGTAAATTCTTGTTTCTAAATCCCATAAGCCTGCATCAACTGGATCATATCCTGCTGTTTGTCTCTGATATAATTCTGTACCGTTGCGTAGATGTATACTTCCGTCATGTCCAATAATAACATTGTCAGTTGCAGTACCTGTACTATCTTTGCTGTAATCACTTCTAATCTCAGGTGTGTAAGGCTTGTTTAATCCTAGTTTAACATCACTAGTAGGAATAAAACTTACACTATTTCTACCGAACCATCTAATTACTGCATTGTTTTTACCACTGCCTGGCATTTGATTAGCATTAGGATCTGTAATAGTAACTTTGGTTGCAGTTATTGTATATCCAATATCTTTTACCAAACTCTTCCAAGTGTGATCTCCGTTTGCATCTGGAATTTGTATATACACTTGTACGTGATTAAAAGTATCGTCATAGTTATTAATTTCTTCAGGTAAGTCAAACACTGGTGTTTGATTGAATACCCAACTAACTTCTAGCTCTTTGTAATCTCTGTACATTGCCATTTGACTATTAGCAAATGCTTGACTTGCATTCTTACCAATGTTCATTGCTTCTAATGTTTTGTCAACCAATGCATATGTAGGCAATGTAATATCTAAACTATTGTGTAGTTGTACAATTTTTTGTTTGAATCTTTCTTTAAAACTACTATATTGACTGCTATTGAATTGTAAAGCACTATAAGGATTAGTGTTTGTGTCAACTAGCAGTTGATTAAGTAATTCTGGACTATAAGGCTGTTGTCTAATAGTACCAACATTCTCATGTACTCTTGCAATGTTTCTGTAGTTATTTGCTCCGTACCAATCACCTTCAAACTGTGGGTGGTTACGCATTTGACTACGCATATGATCAACTAAGTCTCCAAAACTTAATTTACCAAAGTTTTGATTTTGAGGATTAAACAGTTGTGTACTTGAAACTTTATGCGAACCTTCGCCTGTTAAACTATAATCGTCATCAGTACTAAAACTAAATTCATAAACGTCATCTACTATTAAGCCACTGCTTATTGTAGCAATGTTGCCTACATGAGTATAGTTGTTAAATGTTACACCGTTCTTTTTAACTCTAACATTTGTTTCATTTGTTTTTACATCAAAAAAGATAACACCAAACGTTGTAGGATCTGCAACCAGTCTATACTTTACACTGTCGACTGTTGGCGTAGTAATTGTTAATTGAAAATGATTGCCAGCACCTGCTGTTCTTGTTATACCTGCACCTAGTGGAGATCCATCTATATTAACAAACTCAATTTCTGCTTGTGGAAACTGTGTAGTGATTTCATATACGTTGTCGTTGTAAAAGAATAGTGTAGGCATTTTTCCGCCTATACGTTTTATTCTACCTTTGTCAACATTCAAATCTTGTTGACTGAATACACCTAGTGTGCTATGTTCTTTAAAAAATGTATAGTGTCTATCACTGGCATACTTTGCATGTCCTAAATCTACAACCATCGGAACTGTCTGATCAGTAACAACTTTCTTAATTACTTTTTCAAGTAGCTGTCCTTCTCTTGTTAGTACCCAACCATTATAGTATCTACCTTTTGTAAAGTCTTTATAATAGTAGTATCCTGGAATATCAATTTGATTGCTTTGTTCAAAGTCCGCACTTTGATTTATGTATGTAAATCTACGATCTAATAATTCCATACAAAAGTTTAGTCCTGGATTATTTCCATAGTCTACATACTCTGGTCTAAAACCTAGTGCATCATCATAATCGTTATTATCATTATGCTGAAAATCAAATATAGTTGCGCCTGCAAAATCACTAGTTGGATATTTTGTAGCATCACTTAGTGACACTAAGTCAGTGTCATACAGTTCTACACACATACCTTGACTTCTGTGTTCTTTTTGTTTACTGTATCTCCAACCTGTTGTAGTTGTTGGATCAACATAAAGTTCTGCACCACTTTTAGGTGCTTCAGCCTCTCCTTGTCCAGTGCCGCCAATTAGTCCAAAATCAAATGTATTAAAACCGTTAAGCAATAATATTTTATCATCAGCCTCTAACTTGGTTACTCCACTGCCACCAACAAAGTCATATGCTAACAATAATTGAATGCTTGTGCCTACGCCAGTAACTTTAAAAATTTTGTTTTTATAACTTGCATTGCTAGTAGCAAAGAAAATAATCAAGTCATCATCTTCAAGTTCTACTGGAGTAATTTGCTCCCAGAATTCTCTGTTTTCACCGTGTGTAGGTTTACGAATTTCGCCGTGTGCTTGTACACATTCCCAATATGTCACAACAAAGTTTGGTGCTGTTCCGCTAGTAACTTTAACTTGATCGCCTCTGTCATAGCCAACTATTCCACTCCACTCTGTGTTAATACCACTAACAGTAACACTATAGGCAGTTTGTCCCACAATAGTTGTAGCCGGATCATCTCCTGACTCTAAGTAGTGATCTACATTAAGTACATGTCGTCTACCAAAGTTAAATTTGTCAATTCCAGCTTTGTATTCAATAATAGGTCTCACAGCTCTGTATCTTTCAATAGCATAGATGTTATCTGTTATGCCTTGATATGTTAGCATTGCTGAAATAGTTTCTTCATGCACCCACAAGTTGCTTCTTGCCCATGCACTTTGATCTGGACTATAACGCTGTTCGCATGTATAATCTCTGGTGGTCATTCTGTGTTCTCTGAGATCATATGGTCTAAAATCAAAACTTGCATCATCTGCATCAAAGCCTGCGGGCTCTTGACTACTGTAAGTTGTAATGTTTAACCACACTCGTTTACCTTGCTTGCCTTCGTATTGACCACGTTCGAATTGTTTTGTTAATCTAATACCATCAGGATCACCTACACCGTCAACAATATAAATTGCTTGGTTAGCAAAATCGTCAGTTGCACTGTGTGAATAGTGAGTATGTATCTCAATTTCCTGTGTAAGTGCTGGTGCAGTACCAAATGTAACAACACCTGCGGATTTATTAAGAGTATAGTGTATTCCTTCTTTCTGTCTTACATTGTTAAGAAAAACATCAATACTGTGTGCGCCAGTGACTGTTGCTGTAAAAACTGTAGTTCCTGTTACAGTTTGTGTAAATCTGTCCACTGTATGTGGCGCAAACATAATACGCATGCCATTTTCAAGTTTAAGTGTTCTGCCATTTTTCTGTACAGGAGTTGTGTAATTAATCATACCAGGCAATGTGTCAATGTTAAAATGACTTCCAGGTGTATATTTTAATTCACAAACTGGTACAACATCCATTACCCAAAAGTATCTATGATGATTTAAAAACATATCATAGTTAATAGGTAAGTCTAATGTGTATCCTGGTTCATTTAAAATCTTATTGTGATTATTAGTAGGTACTTCATTGTACTTTAAACTTTTGATTAAGTCGTCATATGCTAATACTTGGTCAATGCTGTTATCTTCATTTTTGTTGACCATTGCTGGCTCAAATTGATATGCATCATTACTTCTATTGTCATGCAAGTAGCTGTCTGAAGCACTAGGAGCAAACTGTCTTCCAAATGGTTTACCAACAAAATGTTTAACAGATTCTAAACTACCACTTGACATTAGCTGTTCAAGTGTGCTATCAAAGAATTGCTTGTTAACTGTGGTCTGTAGAATATCAGGTAAAAGCTCTGTTACTCTATTAGATCCTTTGCGTTCTAAACTTTCACCTGGTCTCGTAATATTAGGTGCTAGTTTTCTGTCAGGCTTGCGTTCGCTCATTAATAGCCTCCACTTGAAGTTGCGTTTTCGCTAATTGTTGTAAGGTTGGCACTTGAAGTATTAGTAACTACAACATTATTTGTTTTAACTACTGGTAAAAATAGTTCGTCACTGCTACAACTTATTTGGAATAAATTTGTGCTATCACTATTATCAGCAATACTGCTAATTGTAATTTGACTTATTTCACCAATCATATTATTGTGTATAAAAGCCGCCATTTCAGTAAAGTAAAAGTCTTCGCCAAAGTCCCAATTATCAATATTAAAATATGTACTAATCAAGTTAATGACTCTCTGCTTAATCTCTGTATCACTTAGCGTACTGTTTATTGTTTTTGTAACATGAAATTTAGCTTGTAGTTCAGCACTTGCTAAATCACCAAACAATAACTTATACTTAACAGGTCTGTATATTACCTGATCACTGATACTCTTTTTACTATTCAAGTTATCAAACAAATCTGTTAACTCACTAATAGTTGGCGAGTTGGGTTTTGTTTCTGGTCTACCGTCATACAATGCCCAGTTTCTAAATAGTGAATTGAAACTATCTAACAATACATAAGTGTCAATTATATTTGTTGTGCTTGGATCAATTAAATGATTGATGTCAGCAATTCTATTATACTGTGTATGTAAGTTTCCTATACCACTAACAACCGAAGTTCCGCTAACTTCATCATATGTAGTATAATCAAAACCATCAATAGTTTTAGTACCCAATTTAATTGTTTCGTCACCTACAATATTTGCAAATGCTTCTGGATCATTTGGGTATCCATCGTTATCAGGATCAGCTAGTGTTACTCTTACATTGTGAGGATCAGTATATCCATCATTGTAAGTAAAGTATCCAAATGCATTAAACTGATAATCTTTGTTTAGTGGAGTTGGGTCTACAGTACTCTTAGGATTAATTTTTAATACTTTAACATTATCTCTGAGAGGTTTTTGTGTTTCACTACTAAAGGTATCTTTAAAGTTTAGATTTGTAAACCTTAACTTTTTCTTACTACCCATAATAAACTGTGTCTTTCTCGTTAACATTTCCCATTCAGTCGCTGTATGATTTAATCTTATAATCCAACTGTTATCTAGTCCTGTACCAGATCCATCGCCTTCGTATTGTCTACTCCAGTTTGATGCATCATTTAGTGTTGTACTATTTGTTGGAAGGTTACTACTATCAATAATAATCCATTTCTGACTAGGTGCATCGTATCTGAGACCAAACGTATTATTGCTGTCTATTTTTGCAATTACGTTTGTTCTAGTTGTTTCGTCTAAGTCCACGCTAAGTCTCGGAACAATTCTTCTAATTCTGCTTCCGCTCGGAACTACTCCATTAACAACAATACTTCCTTTGCCTGTATTGTCTATACCTGTTGGGTTACCAGCACTGTTATCATCTCCATAACCGCTTTTATAAAGTCTGTCAACTTTTACCCATTGTGTGTTTGCATCTATAATAGTACCTCTAGCTGTAGCGCCTGTGCCGCCTCCGCCTGAGATAGAAATATTTGTACTCTGATCATATCCGCTACCACTTGAAGTTATTGCTATTGATGTTACTGCTCCATTAGCAATAGTACAAATTGCTGTTGCTCCTGTACCTTTTCCACTTATAGTTACTGTTGGTGTACTTGTGTATCCACTTCCGCCTGCTGTAATTACTGCATTAGAGATATATCCCATTTTGTATGGTGCTTCGATAAATTCAATCAAACCGTTAACATCTGCTTTACTTAAACTGTTAGTAGCAGTTTTACCCATACGTTGAACAATACTGTTATAGGTAATATATCCACTACAACTATTGTTTCCTTTGGTTATTTGATTCCATCTAAAAGTATTTGCATCAGTGCCATTGGAATTGATTACAGTAATATTCTGTGTTGTGTCTGTAAAATCTTTAAAAGCATTATGTGTTGTGCTACTCCAACCCTGTCTGTTGTAATAAAAATTAAAAATCTCTGGGTGACTTAGAAATGGTTTTAGATGTTTGTCATATATCTGTGTTGCACTTAAATTGTTAGGCAAACTTACAACCGATCTTGTTGTTAGGTTCTTTTCATACAAATATGCATCATCTGTATATTGTGTGCTATCGCTATATGTTCCAGTCGGATCATAGATATCTCTAAATCTACTGTGTCCGCTGTGTACTCTATTCACACTTTTAATTTTTCTAATATTCTGACTTGCTGTTAGAGGCATAATTGTATAGTCATCTGCTGTGACCATTCTATCCTGCGTAGCAAAGAATCTAGGAGCGTTTGCTTTTATACTGCTAATACTTTCTCTTGTACTTGCATTGCTTACTGTGCTTTTCAAACTTGCTGTAAATCTTGCAGTGTTCACATTTCCGCTTGCACTTACATAGTCTAAAGTAAATGCTACTTGGTTAAAACTGTCTGGCGTTAGTGTGTAGCTTTGATTAAGCCCTGTTCTGTACCAAACTCTGATGTTGCCTCTTGGAATGTTTCCAAAATTGCCATCGCCAAATACAATACTAATTTGATCATTCTCTCTACTAGCAATAGTATAGATATCTCTGATAGCATTGTTCTTTGCATTAAACATTGTGTTAGCGCCAAATAGTCTATCTACTCTACTCCAAGTTTTTATTACTTGTCCAGCTTCGTCGATGTTTTGTACCCATACTTCGCCATTGGCTACATTGTCTGCATTGATGTCTAGTATCATATTAGGCAAACCATTGGTGATTGTAAAGTCACTGAATTCAAGTGATCCTTGTTTAAATCCAATAAAAAATCCAGTGTCGGGTGATCCGAATCCACTGTTATCATTTTTATAAAGTAAATCAACTACTCCGTATGGATTTGGATCTTTTTCTTTTAAACTATTTGTTGCGTTGTTAGTTGATACACTATGCAAACTAAATGTTGATTTGCTGTTGTTAACACGGTTGCTAAATTCTCTGTTGCTGGTATTGTTTGTGCTATTAGTTCTGTACACATCATTTACAATACCGCCTCTGGTAATAGTATCAAACGGACTACCAAATTGGCTACTGTTTTGAAAAATACTATTCATAATTGTTAAAAAGTTTTGGTAACTTTGAGGATTAGTCACATCTTCAAACTGTGTGGAAACGTTGGCAAGGCTTACTCCAGTTGAATCAAATACTTCTTCGTCAGTCTGTACACTATCAATTTTTAAGAATCCACTAGCAACAACGTTTCTAGTAGGAGTATATCCTAAGAACTGTGCAATACGCAAAGCACTTTCTCTGCGTTCTGCTGTACTAAGATAGTTTTCTCTTTGACCTAAATCTGCTCTAAATGCAAGATTGTGTCCGAGAAATGCAATTAATTCAATAAGTGCAATAAATTCACTGCTATTAATATAGTCATTAAAGTTTTCTGGATAGTTTGTATTGATGTAGTCTACCATAGAATTTCTTATGGTTTCAAAATCATATGCTTGCAAATTAGCTTGAGCAAAACTTTCGTATGCTACTGTAAAATCTTCTGCCGCAAACAAACTACTCTGACGTGCGCCTTGTGCCATTATTCCTCACCTGTAAATGTTAGGAACAGTTCTTCTGCTGTTCCTGTGCTAATATATTCTAATCTAACTTTGATGTTTAGTGTATGATCATCTGGTTTACTGACTAGCGTTTCCAATACTCGCCAACGTGGATCATTTGTTACTATTCTATCAACATCTTCTGTAGCTTCTCTTTCAGTCATTTCATCCAATGGTTCAAACACCAAGTCGGGTAAAATGCTACCAAACAGAGGATTTTGTACTCGTTCACCTCTTCTGGTGTAAAAATTGTTTAATAGATCACGTTTAGCAAGCTCTGCATCTACCAGAGTTTTGCTTCCGTTAATACTGTCTATTGTGCTATATCCGATATAGGTTACCATACTATTATTTATGGTAAAATTAAATACTCAGTTTATATTTTAATGGTGGTTGATATAATATCACCTGTAGTCATTGGCTTGCTAATAGTAAGTTGATCTCCTACTACTTTAAAATCAAAAAGATGTTGTTGTATAGCGCCATTTATGAGTACTTCTAGCTTTTCTTGTGGGGTCATGCTAGGAGAACGTTCTAATGTAAACGTTGTATTTGTTCCATCAAACGTAAAACTTTTCTTAATAAGAGTAGCTTCGTATTCTTTTACTAATTGTTGTTTAGCACCTTCTGGTGTGTTAGGCAAAAATTTAAGTGTTTCAGCGTAATATGCATATCTAGCTCGTCTTGTTTCTTCTACAGTAAGTATACCCAGCTCATTTCTGTCACGCATACTGAAAACACCTTTACTTCTATATTGTTCTCTGGTTCTAAGTTGTCCATAGTCAACCAGTCTCAACAAAGTTGCAATTTTGACACACAATGATTTGTTATTTGAACTGTTTATAATCATATCTGCGACTGTATCATAATCTTGCTTTATCAACGGATTAAGTAATCTGTATTCAATCTTTCCATTTGTTACAACCAATACTTTGCCAGTAGCCCAATGTAGTAAAATTATACCATCATACACACTCTGAGTAATTCTAGCTACTCCATTGGCTATAAGTTGTTTCTTTGCTAGTGCTTGCTGTTTATTAAATTGTTCTTGCCACAAATCGTGTGCTTGTTGTTCTGTCAATCCTGTTTTATAGTTACCTTCGCCATATGCTTTGCCGTTCCATCCGCTGTATACACCAAAAAAGCTCAAAGCCATAAGTTGGGCTTTGTCGCTAGCAGTTGTTGATGTTGTATCTAAAACTGTACTGTAACTTTCAGTATCTTTTACTGTAAAGTCGTCCCATACCATTCGCAATTTGTTGTCAATTATATCTGTCAACGCGGGCCTCCTCTTGGATTAGTTACATCTGATATCATATCTTCACCGCTAGGCAATTCGCCTGCACATGCATCTTGTGTAAGATCATCCATTTGAATATCTTTGACGACTTGCGTTGGATTAGGATCAGCCACTTGAGGTAAGATTTTAGAATCAGGACTGGAATCACCATGTCCTCCCCAAGGTTCTTTCTCAGGTACTCTACCTACTATACTTTCTTTTACTGTTTTGTTTAAAGTGTGATTGATTGCTGTAGTTTTTTCAGCAGGTGTAGCGGCAGGGCCGTTCAAATCAATCATTGCCGCTGTTACTCTAACAAATCCACTAGCTTTAATATGACCATTGAGATCAGTTGTAAGTTTTATATCTTTGTTAGCATGAAGATTAAATTCGCCTGTTGAACTTTCTAGTTTTATTCCATCAGTTCCTCTTGCTTTAAAATTAATTGCATCTGCTTCTACATTGAAATTATCTTTACAGTGTAGATTAAAGTTTGCTTCGGTATGCATACTAATATCGTTTCCAGCATAGATGTCAATTTTACCATCACTACTCATTTGTATCCAAGTACTACCAGCTTGATCACTTATATAAATCATTCCTGGGCCATCATGTATTAAAAACTGAGCGCCACCAGCACTACGCAATCTTAATAATTTACTAAGACCTGCTTGTCTGTCAGGATCAGGATTTATAACTCTGTCACCTGTAGCCTTTGTTCCATCATCCATTACAAACTGATGTCCGCCTGGAGTATTAAACCCAAACACTTGTGTAGGTGATTCTCGTCTAGCACTACTACTGCTAAGTCCTCTGATGCTGTCGATCCCTGTTCCAGTTTCACTGATTTCGCAGTTGTTTACTTGGTCTTTGAAATCACTATTTTCTCTGCGTATTCTATCAGGATTAGCTCTTGGTCTTAGATTGTTTACTGTTTTGTTGTTAGGACTTGGGTCGTATGTTGGTCCTACAGCATTAGGCTCACTGTCTACTCTAGCGGCAGGTTGTGTTGGATATGATGCATTACGAGTAGTGTCAGGTAAGACACCAATACAAATGCCAACATCACTATTGTTTGCAAACGCAACTAACACTTGTGTACCTGGATTAGGTGGGTGACTACTAAATCCATATGAATTTGTAAATCCTTCAAATTGTATACTCCCTCCATAAGGACTTGAACGTCTTACACGAGCATATTCTTTTCTTGATTCTTTACTATCTACATCACCTTTATATCCTTCTCCAATAATTTCAACATTCATATAACCTTCGTATCTATCATCAGTAATATCGATAACTTTAGCAATGTAGAGACCTGATAATTTTCTTATACCACCAGCAAATCGAGTTTTGTCTGCTTTTTCGTCAATGCCGGGTGTAGCTGTTTCATTGCTTCCTAAATATCTCATTGTGTTATCCTGTCATAATATCTTTTAGCCA